GGGTAGCGCACCAACTTGTTTGGGTGAGCTGTAGTTAGAAGTGTTGCCAAGTCCAAGACATCCAAAACCACCATACCCCCATGACCACAGGGTGCCATGTGTTTTGGTGGCTAACGTGTGTGTTCCGCCAGTTGGCGACACCGTAGACCACGTTGTTAGCGCGCCCACTTGTTTGGGTGACGAATAGAGGGTCGTGTTGCCTATACCAAGCTGGCCTTGAGCGTTCTCTCCCCACATCCACAATGTGCCATCGGTTTTGATGGCTGCCGACATGGTGCCCCCCGATTCCGCCTTAGCCCACGTTGTTAGTGCGCCTACCTGTACTGGCGCGGATTGGTTGGTTGTATTCCCAATGCCCAGTTGACCTTTACTGTAGTTGGTCCCCCACGCCCACAACGTGCCGTTCGTTCTGATGGCTAGACAGCTTGCCATAGTAGTAGTCGAGCCGTTCCCGGCGCTTACATTAGACCAAGTTGTTATTGCGCCAATTTGCATAGGGGATGAGTAACCGCCAGTCAAAGGGCTAAGACCAAGAACACCGTTGGTGTTAGCCCCCCACGACCACATTGTACCGTCTGTTTTAACGGCTACAGAGAAATTTATGCCCGCCGACACCGTAGACCACGTTGTTAGTGCGCCGACTTGCTTGGGTGAGGAGTAAGCGGTTGTGTTACCAAGGCCAAGTTGGCCGCTGACGTTGGTTCCCCACGCCCAAAGCGTGCCGTCAGTTTTGACGGCAGTCGCATGGCTGTATCCTGCAGACACCGTAGCCCACGTTGTCAGTGCCCCAATTTGCTTAGGTGAGGTGTAGGTGGTTATGTTGCCAAGGCCGAGTTGACCAAGAGCATTTCGACCCCACGCCCACATTGTACCGTTCGTCTTAGTGGCTAACGAAAAATTAAAGCCTGCTGACAATGCAGACCAATCCGTCAGAGCGCCAACTTGTTTGGGTGACGAATAGAGGGTCGTGTTTCCAAGTCCAAGTTGCCTTACACTATTCTCCCCCCAAGCCCACAGCGCAGGACCAGCAGGACCACCACCAAACAGCCCAAAGCCTCTGGCAGACGCAGCGCCTATGGTGAAAATCGTGGGCATGGCTTACGGCACCGCGTCCAGCGCGTCGTGGGTCTGTGCGGCTTCAATAGCGGCGACGCGGGCGAGATACAGCGCCTGTGCGGCGACCGGATCAAAGTCCGCCTCGGAGGTGCCTGGTTCGCCATTCTCAGACAAGAACTTGGCATAATCCAGCATGTCAGCTTTGCGGTCCTCAACCAAAACAGCTTCGACCGGCCAAACGATCTCAACAGGCGTCTTCGTCAGGTCAAAATAGTGTTGGCCGTAGACCTCGCGATAGGCCGTGACGGTAGGGCGGACCTCAATAGCCTCGCGCCAGCCTTCTTCGCCAGCAGGGGGCGGTGTGTCCCAACATTGGACTACGGCATCGTTAGAAACCTTAACCCACAACGGCATGGGAAACCCCCTCTTGCTTCAAAGCACGGCGCATAGCTTCGAACGGCGCAGTCCAGTCACCGAAGACTTTCTGCCTGTATAGCCGCATCGTATCATAAAATGCAGTCTTGTCTCCCGGCCTTGCGTACAGGTAGTACGGCATAATCGGTTGGGCGACCCAAGTCTCAACGCCCATCGCCGCAGCCAGGTGCGATACCGACGTGCAGGAAGTGATGACCAGATCACAGGAGGCAACGGCTTCCTGGGTCTTCAGCCAGTCATCCAGCGGCACTTGACGCACCCAGTCGGGGCAGACCTCCATGTCATTGTCGCGCTGTAGGCATATGAAATCAGCGTCCACGCCCTTCACGGCGTCGAACATCAGTTCCGGCGGGAACACCCGGTGCTGTTCATGCTCAAACCTTGGATTACCAGACCAGCGCAGGCCGATCCGTTTGCGGGGTCCACGCTCGACAAAGGGCTTCGGAATGTAGGCGCTGCCACACACGTTCCGGTACTCGTAGCCCAGCGGCACCAAGGCGCTCATCCCCGGCGTCCAGTAGTCATGGTAGACCCCAAGAACCGAGTCATGGGTCACAATGGCCGACAGGCCCTTGACCTGATTCAACATAAACACCAGCGCATCCGAGCAGGCTACGACTACCTTGCAGCCCCGCGCCGCGATGTTCTTGGCGTAGCGGACTTGGTGGATTTGATCGCCCAGACCGCCTTCGAGGTACAGCAGCACGGTGCCCTGAGACTTGCCATCCCACAGCGGCTGCGGCGTGCCGGGGTTACGATTACCAAATACGCCTTCTTTGCGGCCACGATCCAGCAGCGCAAAGCCCTGTTGCAGCTTGCCCTGCCGCAACAGATACCAGCCCCGGTTATAGGCGGCGCGGTCGTTCTCAGGCTCTTCTGCCGCGAGCTGCTCCGAGAGCTGCCACGCTTCAGCAAAGTTGCCTACTCTCGACGCTGCCAATTGTAGGTCGAGGGTGTGTATTTCCGGCTGACCGGGATCGGCACGCCAGAACGCAGGCTGTGCAAACTGGGCATATCGCTTTCCAAGCACGTCGCGGGCGCTCTGGTTATGCTGCCGTTCGAGCTTGGGTTGCACGTCGTGTAGGCCCGGTGCGTTCCACAGCGCCGCGTCGTCTTCCGCCACCGTGCTACCGTCGATGCTGTCAAAGTCGTAGGCGAAGGGCGGCAGGTCCAGAAAGGCGTGGACGCGATCAAGCTGCGCCTGCGGGTCGGTCAACAGGTCTTCGTACTCGACAAACAGGAACGCCTCTGGGTACGCCGCATAGCCGTTTTGCAGGCTGACATACGAACCTTGCAGATGTTGAATGAAGCTACTGTCCACGAGAAACGAGTTCAGGTCTTCCGGCTTGACGATCCGCGCAAAAGAGGCAGCGCAGTCTGGCACGTCGCGCACCGTGGCGATGATCTTCATGGGACGGCCCAGCACCATCGGCATCGACTGCATGATGTCCGGTCGCGGCCACTCCCGGCTCTTGTCAATGGCGACGGCGGGCGCGTCTTTGTACTCGGCATTAATGACACCGCGCCTCCCCTCGCTTAGCCGAGTGCGCTCTGGATCGCGGATGCTAAGGGTGTGCGCCTGCGCCCAGAGGTTGGCTAAGACATCAAGGATATTCACTAACTCGCTGGTGGAACTGACTCTAGCCGCTGGATTCTGGTTGAGGATGGCGGCGAGCAGCGTAGACCCCGAGCGGGGCAATCCAGCGAGAAAGTGCAGTTCCATGCGTTAGGCGAACTTTGTTTGCGACATGAAGACCGTGTAGGTCCGGTTTGCTGTCTTGGTGACCGTGTAGGTGTACACATCAATGCTGCTGGCATTACCTGCAGCGTAGGCCGTACCACCCTGGTACTTCGGCGTAACCGTCACACCGTCAATTTGCAACACGTTGTTGTAGTAGGCCGTCGCGCCATTCGTCACCATGTTGGCAATCGTCACGCTCTGGCCGATAGACAGGTACGCATTAAGCGGCATCGCCTTGGAATAGACGATGTTTAAGGTCCAGTTGGCCGTGGCACTGGCCGTCGAGTACACCACCGACTGAGAATTAACCTCGTAGATGATGGTCCCGGTCGCCGCCACGCTGGTTACCGTAGTCGGCTCAACGGCATTATTTATCAGAACCCCAACAAGGCTGGGGCTGACAATTGTACGATAATCAAAAGCCGCCGCAACCGAGGTCATTAGTAAGCCCCGCCGTAGGCCGTCACTTGCAACGCCGTACCCGCCGCCGTGGTCGTAACCGTCGTGCTGGCATACAGAGCAAACGCAGCAGGCAAGTTCAACGGCTGCGGGAAGGTGAAGGTTGTGTTGAACGCCGCAGCGGTCGTGCTGGGCGTCGTTGCAAGCACCGGGATCTCAGCGATCAGGAACGCCGTCGTGCCGTCCCACATCCAGATATCAACAAGTTGGGCAGCGTTGGCGGTCGAGATGCCTGTGCCGACATTGTTGACCTGGATGCTGTCAATCCGCAGACCGTTGGTCGAGACAGGCACGAACGCTACGATGTTAGCCGCAGCCAAACCTGCCGTGCCAGTTGGGGCGCGAGTCGTAGATGCGGTCTGCGCGGCTAGCGTCAGCGACTTAGCATATGGCGTCTGCGCGAAGATCGGGGTGGATGTAACGGCCATCAGAAGCCTCCAAAGTTGTTAGCTGTGTAAATCGAAGCACCAGCCGGTGCGCCAACATTAGCAGAAGATACCCACGTTGTTCCGTTACTCGTTAGCACGTTCCCTATTGCACCGGCAGAGGTCAATCCAGTACCACCATTCCCCGCTGTGAGCGCGTTCGTCAGGGTGAGCGTTGAGATCGTCGCTACCTGCCCAAAACTGAGCGCGTCATAAGTGAGCGTTGGAACCCCGACATTGGTCAGCTTGTAACCGCCCAGGGTAATGTTCGCCGTTGGCGTGGATTGCCCATCCTTGGTCAGCGTCAACGAAAGCCCGGTAGACAGCTCCGTCATCAGGCTGTTGAACATGGTCGATGAGATGACCGTGCCCGTTACGACGGGTATACCGCTCGTTGTAACGACAAACGTACCAGATCCGTTGAAAGGCATTATTTGCTCCTAGTGCGAGGAGCGACAGCTGCTCCAGCTATTGTTCCAGCCGCTGCCGCAGGACGGGCACTAGCTACGGGTGCTTTAGCGCCCTTTGCCAAAGCTGCGGCATATCTAGCGGCATTAACAGTAGCTTTTGTAGCGGCAATTTTTGACGGAATGCCAACCATACCTGCCGTTACTGCGCCACCAATTAACGGACCAAAATTACCATAAGCCGCTGATGCAAGTCCGCTCAAGCCTACCAAACTAAAACTAGGAGCAAGTTTCCCCAAGGTAGAAATTACATTTCTAGTTACAGAACCGTTAGCAACATTTCTAATTGCTTTTTGTTCTTCTTCGCTAAATCTACTAATACCTCTAGTGTTAGCTAGTTTTTTAAACTCAGATATAATGTTTTGCTCTAGTTTAATTCCAAGTGGACCAGTATTATTTTTAGCTTTAGTAATTAAATCTTCAATAGTTTCACCTTTAGCGTTAACTTTATAAACGCCTCTAGCTTTATTAAGCAAATTTACAGCCGGTTTTGCGCTAGAATTAGCAACGGTGTCTGTGGGTAAAAGGTTATCTACAAAATCATCAAATTTATTAAGAATAAGATAACCCATTCTTTTATCAGATTTATTTTTTGATGATTGAACGTAATCTTTTATTACGCGCCTAGTAAGTTCAGCTTCTTTAAGAGACATATCACTTTTTATAGATTTAAGTTCGTTTAACGCTCCCATAGCGTTGGCATGAAGTCGTCGCCTAAGACCCTGTGATGTAATGTCTGTAACTAAATTATTTGCAAATTTATTTATGCTAGAAGATTTAATAATCAATCCGGCTTGATCGGCTTGCAAATATAAATCAGATGCTTTTTTCTTAAGAGCGTCAAAAGTTGGCTGGGCACGTCTAACCGCACGCTCCGCCAAGCCTTGCGCCAACTTTTGCCCAATGCCGCTTACAAGCCCAGATGCAGCCCCGCCACCAACGCCCCCACCAATTGCCCCTTTAATGCGAGATTCAAGGTCATTACCGGCTCCGGCGCCAGCGGCGGCTCCTTGAGCGCCCCCAACCAATGCTGCACGGCCCATGACTTGAGGGACAGTTTTTCCAGCAGCTATATAGCCAGCATTACGCCGTGTAAGCGGGTTAGCAAGTGCGCCAGCTACGTTAAAAAACATAGATTCGTTTGGATGTTCAGCTTGAAACTGACCCATTTGTTCGCGCTCTTGGCGCATACGAGCGTCGTAAGCTTCTCTGGCGCTAAAGCCAGGGCCGCGCTCCCCTAAGTTTGATATTCCTGTTCTAGCTGCGGCAAGCGCCGAAGCCATTTCATCAGATGTATTGTATGAAAGACCCTGCAAAAGAGCTTGGGATTGTTCGTTAGAGCGCAACCCTTTTTCTGGAGACAAAAATCCCGTGCCAGGGATAATACGCATGACACGGGCATTGCGAGCTTGGGCTTCGCGCATTGCCGCTCTATCGGCTAGACTACCTCTTGGGACGGCGGCGGCTTGTTCAGCTTCTGCTCTTGCCCTAAATTCAAATTCTTGTTCTTGGGTCATGGGGGTTTGCTTCTTTTGTACGCTTGATATGCAGCTTCCTTATTAGGATCTGCATAAGGCCCAATAACACTAGCAGGAGCAGCGGCTTTCCGAGTTTGTTGCGGCATTACTCCATAATTGCCTTTTTCATTAACAAAATATTGCCCAGGCTGAATGGCGGAATAATCCGCTTTATTCCTTGGGATAATAGGATTGTATCGGCTACCCCTAGACCTGTTGGCATCTTTTGGAGCAGAATTATAAATTTCAGCTGCTTTTTCCCACGCTTCGTCAGTAACTCCAGCTTGAACAGGTTTAGCTGATTTAAACGGAATTGCGCCAGCTCGGCCCATAGTCCTTCTAAAATTTTGCCGATATTGGGCAGTTTCAAGTGCAAGTTGTTCATCTTTAGATGCAAATGGACCGGGAAAAACAGATTTCCGCATAGATGGCAATTCGGTTGATTGTTTTGCTTCTCCGACAGCCGCTCCCGATAAGGGCCTTTTGTAGCCCTCCATAAACATTGCTTTACCGGTTTCCCCAAGTTTAGAAGCTGAATTTCGAAACCTGTCCCCCGGGCTATCAATAATTCCACCAAACATTTTATCTAAAATAGTAGCAGCTATATTTTCAGCGGTGCCTGGGTCGTAACCTTGAGCTACGGCTTTATTGTATGCTTTTTCGCCAGCAGTCATAGCTTCAAAAAATGTTTGATTACTTGATTGGGCGTCCGTAAGTTTTGGCGCATTAGGAGTATTTCTAAATTCTTGTTGTGCTTTTGCAAGGGTAGTTTCAGCAATAGCTTGTTCAACTGGGGCTTTAGCCAAATTAGCTCGGCGTTGAGCCAAATCAACCGGAGCTTGGGTCAAATCAGCTTGGCCTTTAGCCATATTTATGCCTTGCGCTTGTATGTCTTGTCGAACTTTTCGTTCTCGAAGGGATTGAGGCGCAGGCTTAACGGTAGGATCATTACCCCAAGGCATTATGTTTTCCTCTTTGTAGAACCGTCAGGGCCAATATATTCCGCTCCCACTGGAAGGCCGTCGTATTCTTCTTTACTGGTTGGAGTAAATTCTCCAGAAGTTATTATTGTTGCTTTTCCATTATCGTCCACAGTCCAAGATACAACTTGACTTGTTGATGGATCAATTGCGCTGCGAACAGTTGGACCTTTAGGATTGCTAGCTAATTCTGTAAATGTACCGTCTTGTATTCTTCCAACTTTATCGCCAACCCCAACCGTAATTAGTTTACGTTTTTCAGCCTTGATGGCGTCAATCTCATCAAGATTGCGCTGACCCCAAGCTGCTAGGCGTGGATTGTCGCTGTTAGCAGCTTCTTCATACCGGCTTTCCTGTTCCGCTGTCGTTATGTCGCGAGTCAATTGCGGAGCAATCAAAGGCGCACGAGGACCCGATTGAGGAAACATACTCATAGTTGGTTGAGCAGGCATAGGCGGTCCACCCATAGGCGGTTGCCCACCCATAGGCGTTTGAGCAGGCATAGCGAGTTGCGTAGGCATGGGTGGAGTAGGCATTGCAGGAGTGCCTTGAAGCGCAGGACCGCCTTGCACCGCAGGATTGCCCCGATCTAGCATGGCTGCAATTTTATATTTAAGGCCTGGATCGGTATCCAAATTAGCAGCAGACCGATTCAGATCGGCAGGAGTTGTAACGCCGGGTAAGCTAATTTGAGAACCAGTTCTTGTGCCTCTAATATAATCCCTAGCTTCGGTCCCTTGAGCAGCCTTAATCTTAGCCGCACCCTTTTCAGCCCGAGACGCCTTGTACGCGCCGGCCCCGCTTTGCAGCACTTTAGCCAACACAGCCGTCCACGGAATTGGAGCCGGAACGCCCCCCGCGCTCATCACCTGAATAGGCTCCATAGACTGCTGTTGGAGCAGTTCAGCCATTCGCTGTTGCCGCGCATTGGCGGCAAGCTGGGAGCTATAATCTGTGAGGCTGATGTCAGGCATTACAAGGCTCCGTAATCAACCATTTTGTACCCATTAGAATGTTCGATAACCGCTGACGGCAACACGCGCTCAACTTCTTGAGCGATGACGCCACGCTCGCGACGGCCATCAATGTCGTACTCGTAAATGCCGATCCCGAGCGGGTGGGTGCCAACGCGGACGATCTTGGATTTCAGGCGGATGTCGCTGAAGCTAGTGCCAGACAACGCTGTCCCAGCAGCTCCACCAATGGCCCCAATAGCTGCCATTCTAGCATTAGCTGCCGCAACCTGCTGGGCATACGCCGCTTGAGCATCTTGGCCCGTCTGTTGCGCCGCCTGGAACACAGGAGCCGCGTTAACGTTGGCGCCAGTGTAAGCCTGGAAGGTCGGGTTCTGGATCTGCGAGCCAGCCATCAGCGCGTTGACTTGGTTCAGAGGCTGGTTGTAGAGGCCAAGCTGCATTTGCATGTCGCTCTGACGCGCTGCATTCTGGAAATTGGCTGAGGACATTTGCTGGTTGAAGATCTGGTTCTGGGCTTCTCGATTGGCAGATTCTTGCGCCATTTGTTGATTAGCCGCTTGCGCTTGTGCAGCATTTTGCAAGCCCGTTGATGTGACGCCCTGGCCAAAGTTTTGAGCGATGGCTTGGTTTTGCATCTCACGGGCTGTAGCGCCTTGACCAAAGTTCTGGCCGATAGCTTGGTTTGCAAGTTGTTGAGCCGATAGACCCTGACCGAAGTTCTGGTTGATAGCTTGGTTAGAAAGCTGTTGAGCCGACAGACCCTGACCAAAGTTCTGATTGATAGCTTGGTTGTAAAGGCCAGCAGACGATAGGGCTTGGCCGTAACCCTGCTGGTTCGCGCCTATATCCAGGTTGATGCCTTGCAGCGCGGCTTGGGTGTAAAGGTCGTTGGCTTGCTGGCCTTGATCACGCATTGCATTGCGATAGGCTTCACTGCCTTGCGTAATGCCCTGATTGGCTAGGCGTTGCGCAGTGGCCGCTTCTGATTGCTGGATCTGCGGAGCAAGGCGCGACAGGATAGCGTTCTGCCCTGTCATGCCGGCGTTTACAGGCATTCGGGCTACGTTGGACAAATTCAATTGGCCGGTAGCTTGACCATAGGCACCGGCATTAATCCCGCCAGCTTGACCATAAGCACCGGCATTAATTCCGCCAGCTTGGCCGTAAGCACCAGCATCAATCCCTGCCGCAGTGCCATATTCGCCAGCTTTAGGCCCGTAGTTCAACGCGCCAAGAGCAGCAGAAGGCGTGTAGGCTTGGGCTTGAGGGCCACTTGTGTTCAGAAACGATTTGGACGGATCGTAACTAAATGGCGTGGCAAGCTGTTTGGCCGCTACGCCTGTGCCTTGAAGGGCTAGAGCGGCAAGTTGCTTCTCGACCTCTTGTTGAGATGCCAACGCAGCCGCAGAGGCATCATTTAACTTTTGCGTGACAGTGGCTTGCGTCGCGCCGGGGATTACATTGTTACTGGCGTCCTTGGCTTCTCCAAACGTCGTCGTGGAAGAGCCATACGGATTGACAATGTTAGGGTTGCTTAAATATGAGGTTTGAAGGGCAGAAGCCAAGTTGGCTTGCCCTTGCGAAGCAGCAGCAGCAGCGTAGTCAATTGGCGCTGGAGGCTTCGGAGTTTTCTTGCCCATATCGTTTCCCTAGAAACCTGCAATCCGATTTCTGCATCGTGTAAAGGATTATATCTCCGTCTGGAGAACAATCTTTAAGTCTGCCCTCGGCTATGAATCCCATATTTGTAACCATTAAGGCACTCTTGGTGTTTGTGTCGTTAACGGCAGATATGATCTTATTGACCCCGCAGGTAACAAACGGGTAGTGAAAAATAGCATAAAGAAAAGAGCGAGTTAGCCTTCCCTCAATAGCTATATGCGTCACTACCGATCTGCGGTTCCAATTCTCGTAGATGACTCCGGCAACAATTTTATCGTCTTTAACCAAGCCAATTGCAGCAGAACTTTCTGGGGAATAAACCGTCCTCAGTTTGTCAGCCACCCAGTGACCAATCTCATCGCCGCTTTTTATACGCCCGCCCATCCGCTTTGATATACCACATCTGTTGAAGCCCATTCAATTTGAGTTTGCTGGCTTCCAGTTACCATCTGAATCCCGCCGCAATAACCGATCCCGGTGATGCCCAGCCAGGTGTTCGTAATGATATTTCCAGCTCCCCAGATCGCGTCATCCCAATAGCCAATGTCCCATAGCCCGGTGGCAGATGGGATGAACGCTAGGGGCGCAGTTGTGTTGGCGGTATCAAAGTCAACGTTCATACCGACAAAGATAGATGGCAGGCCATCCGTAAAGATGCTGGCTCTGGCGCGGGTAAAGTACTTTTTGACGCCCCTAGAACCAAAATAGTTGAACGCTTGAAGGGTGTTTGTCGCGATATTAGTGTCGTCGTCAGCGTAGCTGTCATCCCACGCTTTGCCTATATAGCCATCACTGCCGAAGTACGGATCGTTGTTTACGATAGCCCAGCAGTTCGCTGACCAGCCCGTAAAGTTGCACCAAGACTTTGTGATGGTGTTCATCACATATTGCTGCTGGCTTCCCACAGCTACGGGAACGTTGATCCACAGCGCGTTGGTCTTGGCGTTGTAAACGATTTCCCAACCAACCGGAGCAGATCCATAGGCCGTCGTAGCGGCTGTAATGGCACCCTGAATCTTGTTGGACAGCGATACGCGAGGATCTAGCCGCGAGCTTTGCAGGGATGCCGCCATAGGCACCAAACCGTCATAAGTGAGGATCAACAGATCGCCGCCCCACTTCAGCATACACCGCTCACCTACAGGAGCGCCGAGCTTCCAGACGCCAATCAACGCCCAGGTAGCGTCACTGGCTGGATCGGTGCCACGATAGATAATGACCTCGCCAGAGTCGGTGACAAAGGCCAGGTTGTCATCAACGCCGTAGCCAGCATCAATGGTCCACGCATCCAGATCGACAAGATAGCCGCCATCTCTGGCAACCGATTGCAGACTGAATTGTTCCGCGGCGCCGCCAACGGAGCTAGTCGGCAAATACCAAGCCTTCAGCGTTTCCTTTTGGATAAACCAGATGCGGTTCTTGAACAGGACGATGTTGTGGAGGTCGCTGGTATCAACCCCGGTGATGGCAATGGGTGCAGAAACGCTGGTTATGGATGACCACGATGTGCCGTCATACAGCAGGGCGTAATCAGCGCCATTGACCGCCATCAGGAAGTTGCCGCCTGACGTGGCGATATTGGTGTATTCCCATTTACCGCTTAAAAACCCGGTTAGAATGGGTGCGCCAACAGGGCCAGTGACCGTGACATCGTACAAAGCCCCGCCGCTTGTTATGGCAAAGACCTCTGTCGTGTTACCGCCAGAATAGATCATAATCGTCTGGACTTGGCCCGCCATGCCAGTCGCCCATTTGGTATAGCCGCCCCTTAAGACAACGCTCGACACCGTTGGGAACATGTTCTCCAACACCACGGCATCTGTCGGCTCCATGTTCGCAAGTGAATCGCGAGCATTCCAGCCGCCTACGGGTGCCGGCAGCGATTGAACATCAGCCGCCGCACGTTGAACCAGAGCGTTCCGTCTAGCTGCCATAACCACTATCAGGGATGTTATCCCAGCCAATCAAAACGCTACCAGGACGCGGGGCAAAGGACAGGTTGGCCGCAGACGTGTTTTGCGCCACTGACGTTTCAAACTCGGTGAGGTAATCGCGATAAAGCGCGGTGGTGTCGAAGCCCTTGGCCTGGAAGTATTTTAGCTTGGTGCTGAGAACCATCAGGCGGTCAGGGTAGATGCAGGTATCAGTATCCACCGTAAAGCTGTTCTTGACAGTGCCGTTAGACGCCGTTGCCCAGCCCTTGCTGCGATACTCGTAGCCTAAAAATTCCGCGTTGGAATACCCCGGCCAGATTTGGAAATACGAACCAAACAGCCGCCACCGAATGCGCGGACCAGTGCTGATAAACCCGCTTAGGAGCCATTCCCACTGTTGGGCGCTCTCAGGGCCGAGCATCTCCCAATGTTTTGATTTATCCCATTGGGTGCGAGGCACGATGGAATCGTAATCGGAAGGAAAATCGTACTTCACCTTTTGGAAATAGACAGTTCCACTGGTGACATTGGACGTTGAGAAATTGGTGGTCGTAACCTCCGTTGAAGAGTCAACGCTCTCAATGAACGTCGCATTCGGGAATCCCGTCCCAACCACCATGTATGTCGTATCAAGGCCGGCGGTAGACGGGATTCCCGTAATCACACGGGAAGATGTGCTGTAAGTCCCCGTGGTCGTCGTGTAGTCCGTGAAGAACGAGTACGGCTTAGTTAGTTCGCGCCAATCAGCCTTACGCAGAAGTTCATACCCTGTGGCGTTCATAAGCGCCAGGATCTGTACCACGTCCTGATTTGGATTCCCAGCAACCGAAGTCGGTGTAGGAACGCCTAACTCATTGGTGACCTGCGTCACCAGTTGCAGCATCGTACTTGACATTCACGTCCTCTTTTCGCGGGCGTCCAAGCGGTTTACGCTGCCCCAGCAATTCAGCCATTTGAGCCTTGAGTTCGTCTAGCTCCTTGCGGGTCTGTTCCAAATCCTTAGCGGCTTGGCTAGTGTTTTTACCAGTAAGGTATCCACGCGCTCTTTCGCGAAGTCCAGCCGCCCCCATGCCAACCCGCTGAAGCTGTGCATCCGACGCTGTAGCAATTTGCTCAACGGTCTGAAACTTCAGGATCTGCATCTCACGCATTTGAATTTCGTCAAAGGCGTCAGGCTGTTCGTCATTCCATTTTTCAAGCGGCGTGCCAATCAGAGGAGTGTCGATCTGATCCTTCATCTGATAGGCAAGCCACTGACGAGGGAATCGCTTTTTATGATGATCTCGGACAGGCTGGTCGATGACGTTCGTTTTGTCGCCAGGGACCATAATTCTTACGAACGGCTGACCCTTGTAGGGGTCGCGATCATATTCGTAAAAATCCACATGCAGATGGGCATCTGCATTTGAGAGATCGCTATCAAGCATTTTTAATCCTTACGTTGAACTCAATGCGGCTGTGACCGCCCAAGTCGTTGCGGAAGTGGCAAAGCAAATTGCAGTCTTGGTGTTGCCCAGAGCAACCCCGGTAGCGCCAGCAACAGCCGCGTTCATCGTTTCCGTGCCATTGCTGTAAATCTGAAGGGTTTGGCCGCTAAGATTATAAATATACACCATAGCGCCGGCTTCGCACGGAGGCAGTTTTACGCCCGTAGAAGCGGAAGAGGTGGTGATTGCATTGAAGACAGCCGAGAGCTGAAGAGCCGTCGCTTGGGTGGTGCCAACGGCAACTAGGCCCGTAGCGCCGTCGCCGCAGATGGAGATAGTAGCTAGACCAGAGTTGCCAGAGGCCAGAACGCGAGAAGGGATAGCCATGTTGAATGTCCTTTTTAAGCCAAGTTTCGTTTAATATAAAACGTGGCATACGGGAAAGGGGTGTCCCTGTCACATTGCCCATGCAAAACCTTATAATCTGAAAATTGGTTTTCCCACCATTCCATCGGAAAAACCGACAAATGAAGCGAATGCCCAATTAACGCGCCCATATTATCTGGAAACATGGCGATCTTAAAGAAGCATTGATCCACGCAAGCCATGATGTTCCTAATGACATCAGGAACCTTGTTGGTTGGAATATGTTCCAAAACATCGGTGCAATAGCCAAAATCTGCTTTTAAGCCAATTATGGGTTCGCAAAGATCAACAATTTCAAACGGCAAGTCGTTGTCTGCATCGCGGCAATTCTCCGCAAAATCTACCTGCATTATTTGACAGCCGGTAGTTTCGTAGATCTTTTTGCTGCCGCGACCAGAGCCACAGCCAAAATCAATGACGCTGTTGGCAGACCCAATGCGGGATATGTCAATAAATTCGTCAGCAAAGTTTTCGCCAGGGGCTACGGTTCTGTAGCTGTCAATGCCCCACATCGCCTTGTACTTATCCACTTCAGAGATTTCCTCTGGTGGCTGTGACATGGCGCGTGCAATTGCCGGCAGAAGCCCGTGACCGTGAACGTAGATCTCAGCGTCAGCATCAGCCAATTGGCGAGCCGCTTCTTGAAATTCTACCGCTTGGCGGGCCATCCAGGGCGCTGCAACATATTCGCGTTTGCCAACCCTGTATGTGTCGCGAGGGTCATTGTCGTTAACCGACTGCGCGTAGGCATGGCCTTCCCCAACGTGGGAATAGCTGGAATCAAAACCGAATAGGTGGATCTGGCGATAACCCATTGCAAAGGCAATGCTCATGGCTTGAAGGCCAACCGTAGTCCCGCCGCCTATAAGGGCGCACTCACGGTCACCAATGTAATCTGCAATTCCAGGGTAGGCCGGATGCCAAAGCGTAATTTCTTGTTTCTCTAGCGCCCTGAAGACGCTGGGAGGGCACTGGGAAGCGATTAGGTTATGAACTGGTAGGTCAGGGTGCAAAAAGGAAAGATTGTCTTCCCTGGCGTCTAAAAGGACAAAATAGTCAGGTGTAACGTCCGCGCTCAAAAGGCTTGGAATAACCCCGTTAACGGCAAAGACGGTATGCCCAGACGATTTGTGCTTTGAGATAAGCGGAAGGAGGCCCCTCATGGAAGGACCTCCCCCTACTATTACAGCCACCTTGTCGTGAGGCTCGGTCATCCCAAGCCACGGAAGATGACGTTTTACAGCAGCAGTTATGTTGCTGAAAATGACATCATCCTCCGTGTTACACACGATTGGAATTTTCTCATCAAGGTTTGACGATAGAATCACTAGGTGGTTTGGCCTTGCATGTGCGGACGGTTAATCGACACGATAACGGTCGAAACGGTAGCAGCAATTGTAGCCAAGTTAGCACTACGAGCGCCCAGAAGCTGCTTGCCAGAAGCCGCAGTGGGCATAATGCGCCCAGTGGTAGCTGATTGGTAAACAGCGACATTGGCGTTAACCGCAACCGCAGTCTTCTTCACAACGGCAAGACCCTCAATTTGATACCAGCCGAAGAGGCCAGCGGTGTTTGCCGACATTGCCACAGCTACCGGCTGCGCTTGGTTCGCCGTGTTGGGCGAAAGCGCGGTTTGGTAAGTTGTGGTGCTGTAGGTCACTAGAGAACCGACAACCGTAGAGGCAACACCTAGGAGAAGGATAAATTCACCTTCGCCGTAAGTTGGGTCAAAAGCCCGACACACCATGCCGAGAACGGCAGGAGGAGTCGGGATAGCCGAGGAGCCGTTCGCCATCGTAACACCAGTATCGGTGTTAGCGATTTGGAGCAGGCCGGCTTTGGGTTCGTCGAAAGTATAAGCCATTTTCCTATGCTCCCTTAAGCGATCAGAACGCCTTGGAACTGAGCGCCCGAGCAGGTCATGTTACCCGCCCAGCCAATCAGTTTCACAATGGCGTCTTGGTTAACCGCTTGGCGTTCACCGCCAATTGGCACGAAGTTGCGGTCCACATGGGGCCGGAACTGAAGGTACTTGGTGTTCAGGAACCACATGTGGTTCGCCGTGGAGGCAGCACCGATACCACCATCAAGCACAACGTCCGACGCCATACCAGCACCGTAATACTTCAGCGAAGCGAAGCCAGCGCCAGCCATGCTCGAACCGGAGTCCGAGATGCGTTGGATGGATTGCAGCGACTGAAGGTACAGACGGTAATAGTTGTTGTCCGCAACGATGAGATCCGGCTTGTCAGTACCACGGATCAGCTGGACGGCCACGGAATCCATATACTGCTGGATGTTCGAGGCAGACGTAGCTGAACCACCGTTTGTCACGCCCGAATAGGCAATGGATTGCCAGAACGAGAAAGTCGCACGGTTGATACCACCATAAGTACCGGAGGACGGCGCATCAGGAACAGCCGCAGCCAGGCCGGTAATGTTCTTACCGCTGTTGCCGGTGCCGTCCAGGTAGATGTCGCCACCGATACGGTTGGCAAGCTGGGCTTCTGCAACGTTCATACGCCCATCAAGCAGGTCAATGATGGCTTCCTTGCCCGTGTTCTGGATCATTTCCAGACCGGAGATGGTCACCGCCGAAGCGTACTGCGTGATGGAGAATTGCGCCGCAGAAATGGGCGAGTTTTGGGACACGTTCAGCACTTCATAGCCGCTGTAGCTATTCGTGTTGTTCGTGGTCGAGTCGTTGTACATGATTTCTTGCAAAATCACGTTACCACCCGAGAACGTTTTTACGTTCCCCCGGTCTTTCAGACGCCGCAGAAGGGCGTTGTTGTTCGTCCTTTTGTTTCGGGGCCTTTCGACCCGTCGTCCCCGGCTCTTTATCCGAGGCTCCTGCATCTTTTTGTTTGATGCAGAGCAGACTATCTCATCACGCGTTTTGCTCGTTTGGTGGCGCTGATCTTAGCGCCGTGGCCCTTCGGCTTTCCAAGTTGAGCCAATCTACGTTTCTGGTTCGCTTCCGTTGACCGTTTGCGTCCCTCGGTAGCCGTTGCGCGGGGTTGACCCTTTGCAATGGCTTCTTTGGTTGGCGCAAACGAAGTCCGGTTACGATTGTACAGCAGACCCAGGTTGGCGTAGGCGTCCATCCATCCTAACTCCGCTTCCCGCTTCTGCGGCAGGCTTGCCTCTGGAATTTCTTTCAGAGGAAAAATGCGGAAGGAGGCTTCACCGTAGGCCGTGAAATCCTTCTGTAAGTCTGGCTCGGCATGTAGGCCGCGTCTTAGGAGAGAAAGATGCTCTCGCATCCGTTTCGCTACCTTTGATGTGCAGCCGACGTAAACCTTGCCGGTATCTGTACAAGTAAGTCCGTAGATTGTTGCCATTCGGGATTCCCCTCTTTAGCGGTTCAAAACGTGTGTCGGGCGCTCGTGGGCAGATTATTCTTTCGTCACTGCCTAGTCGTTACACCTTCCAAGACCCTCAGGGATTCCCCGTCCGTTCTTGGCTTGGCTCGGTATTGGCCTTTCAGCGTTCACCGAGTTCACCCGATTTAGCAACGTCCCTTATGTTAAACGTTATCGGCCAGCTCACCAGTGCGGCTTTGGATATTAGTCGCAATGATGTCGCTGATCGAGCTGTTGGCAAAAGCCATAGTTAGCTCCTTATCAAGGGTTCATCAAAAGCGTTCACTCACACTGTCAAATTGTTCGAGCAGCATGGAACGCCTGTCTTGCGCTTTGGTAGTCGGTTGAAATCCGGGTGTGGAGCTTCTTACGCTAACCGCCGCCGCTTTGGCCGACTTAGCCGCTGTATTATTGGCTTTCCTTCTGGCCGCGTCAGCTTCAGCTTGTCGGCTTTGCTGCACTTGCTCAGAAAGGTTCGGATCAAAGCGAATTGCCTTCTCGTATGCGTCTTGAAGATCCGTAGCCATACCAGCGTTTAGAAGCTGAATCATGGTTGGGCGTGCATCTTCAAAATAATCCGCTTGGGTGGCGAATTGTTCAATTTCAGACAGCAGAGTCTGATTCTGGACTTCTTCCTGCTGCCTTTTCCACCCTACGACTTCTCCACGAACGTTATTGAGTTCGTTTCTGAGTTCGTAGATCGCCGGGTCAATCGGATTGACTTGTTGGTCATATTCGACATCACCGAGATTGATACCATACTGGCTTGCAAGTTGTGCCAGATAGGCTCGTTTTTCGTTAGGTGCGCTGTTACGCAGCGTATAATCCGCCTGCATAAGCGCCTGGATAGCGGTAGGGGCGTCAATACCAAGCCCCTGAATGGTCGGTAGGTAAGGCTCCATAGCCTTATTCATTTGGTCAGCAAACTGAGCTTTGGCCTTCATAGGCTCAATGCCGGAGCGCATTTCTTCTTCGCGCTGCCAAACGTATTCGCGGACCTTGGGATCTACGCTCTGCCAAGGTTCGTGGTAGTCGCGCTTCCAGCTAGAAGGCGGCTTTGACCAAATAGGTTCTTCTTCTTGTTCTTCGGCAGGTGCGGACTGGATTGCCGGTTCGGAAGATTCGCTTCCAATCTCGTCAAACTGCTCAGAAAGCAGGTCGCGTCGATCAACCTTTTCCTCAGAGAATTCGGCTGACTCTTGGGTGTCCATAGTCATTCCTTAAATGCCATTTTTTAGCTGCTTCAGAACCTTGTTAGCTTGCTTGTCACTCATATCGCCAAGTTGCCTTGATATGAGTTCCCGGCGGTTGTTTGGTGTAGCGGCAATCTTCGTTTGCATCTTTTCATTGCCGACTTCAACACAGTTATGCCTTTTGAGCAATTCACGATGCTCGCTGCGGCTTGTGATGATGCCGCCGTTGATCATGTTCTGATAAGGCTCAATGTCCCGCATAATCATTGGGGAGGCCAAATCTGACTTTTCAGGCGGGCTGTATTCCTCTCGCAGATAGACCATTTCCCCGTCTTCAAACTCTGCCAGAAGGCCCTGTTTATCGAATATGGCTTTGTATTTGCTCACATTGTTACCTTATTTTTTACGTTTGAAGCTCTACGCTAGATGCGCGGCTGTCTGGACCGTAAACAGTGGGTTTTGGAGCTGATAGGGCTTGAAGCGTCTCATGCAGCTTCTGCATAGATTCACCGTGCATGTTTGCCATGTTGTTATGAGTTTCAGCCATTTGGTTCATAGCGTTACGAACGCTATCGCCAAGTTCGTTAGTAAGCGTATTAGCCGCAGCTTGTTGCACTTCCAGAAGCGGAATATCTGCACCAGGGTTAGACGAGATACGCGCCACCATAATCTTGGTCGCCGCGTCCAGATCCGCCTTCCAGCGATCAAATTGCTCCTTGGTAGCCAGTTCTTGCATCTTGAGCTGGGCTTCGTGCTGCTGACGCGACTGCTCTAACTGTGCCGTCATTTGAGCCTTCATCTGCTCAATCTGCATATCAGCTTGGCCCTTGGCCTGCTCCATCTGCATCTTGGCTTGAAGTTCCATTTGAGCTGCCTGCTGCTCCATCTGCATCTTGGCTGCTTCTGGATCGGGTTGCGGGTTAGCCTTGGCCTGCGCTTGGTTCTGAACAAGCTGTTGCATCGCAACGTCAATAGTACCTTCAATCTGGCGACCAGCCTTGAAGCCAGCCACGCCAAACTTCAGCACCTGCATAATCAGCGGCGTCAGTTCAGGAACCTGTTGACCAGCCGTTACAGCCTCACGCAGGAAGTTGGAGAACGCACCAATGAACTCCATGCGCTCTTGCTTGTTCTGCTGCTCATCCAGCTTCACCAAGCTGTCAGAGGCAACCTCAATGCGGAACGCACGCAGCGGCTCGCTCTTGAGCAACTCCATAGCCTGCGGGATCAATTGCTGATCCTCTGGACTCATTTGCTGCGCCGCAGCATAAGCCAGGATCGTCTCTGGCTGGAACTTGCCGCAAATGATTTGAGCCTTCAGACGCAGCAGTTCCGTAGCAAACATTGCTACGCCTTCTTGCATTGCGCCAAGCCGTAGGCCCGCGTATTGGCCCTTGATCTGCTGGGCTGTAGCCGTCTCGGACGCAGCCGATTGGCCCCGAATAATGTCCGAAATGCCCGTAATTTCGTAGATTTGGCCCTTAACGTTAGACTGCGCCTGGTAGCACTGAATCAACGTACTAGCGATGGTATCAAGAGGCAGAAGGTCAATTGAGCCTTTCAGACCGCCCTTTTCGCTGAATGCCATCCACTTATCGGTTGGGATCAGCGTGTTATTGTCGCCTTCGGTCAGCAAACGCTGCAAAGCGGGCTGGCTAGCATCATAAATACCGCGAACGCGAAGCGCCTTGATTAGACCGTCGATACGGTCGGTCAGGATGTCCAGTTCGTTGGCCTGGTCCTGATACAGAATGAAATCAGGGATTGGAATCAGGTTGTCGGTGGTCGTCGTGGCGTAAAGCGGCTTGGCGCAGGGGAAGAACCCGTCCAGATCCAGCGGATCGTCTTTCTCATCCAGCAATTCAGGCGTGGATTCGTTAAGCCAATAGACCCTGCCGGTTTCCTTGTCCCCCAGC